AAAAGAAAGATTTTGCAAAGAGTATTTATCTTGGCGAAGACCTGACGCAGGAGGAGATTGCCGAGCGTGTGGGAGTAAAGCGCCAGACCGTCTCCCGGTGGATCAAGGAAGGGAACTGGGAACGTCATAAGGTTTCCATTACCATCACGCGCGAGGAGCAGCTCAAGAACCTGTACCTGCAGCTCTCGGAACTGAACGCGGCTATCGCCAGGAAGCCCGAAGGGGAGCGGTTTGCCAATGCGGCCGAATCGGACACCATCTCCAAGATCTCGAATGCGATCAAGAAGATGGAGACGGATGTCGGGCTGGCCGATATCCTTTCCGTATTCAAGAGTTTCGTCAAGTGGCTGCGCAGCTATGACATCTCACGCAGTAAGGAGATCGTGCCTTTGCTGGACGCCTATATAAAATCCAAACTCTGATGCGCCATGGTAAAACTCAAGCTTACACCACAGGACAGGGCGGAACTGGCCGAATGGAACGACCTGGTCGTTTCCATCAGGGAAAGCTCGGACATCAATCCGATGGACACGGATGCCGAGATTCGGGCACGCCGCCGTCGTCTGGAGAAAGATCCGGAAAGCTGGTTCCGCTATTATTTTGAGATGTACTGCACCTCAGAGGCGGCAGAGTTCCACAAGGCGGCCACACACCGTATACTTACCCACGAGAGATGGTATGAGGTACGCGCATGGTCACGCGAGCTGGCAAAATCGGCACGCTCCATGATGGAGATATGCTATCTGGCCCTTACCGGCAGGATACGCAACGTGCTGCTTATCTCCAACTCGCTGGACAACGCGGAGCGTCTGCTGCTGCCTTTCATGGCGAACTTCGAGGAGAACCTGAGAATCATACAGGATTACGGACAGCAGAAGAAACTGGGCGAATGGGAGACGGGAGAGTTTACGCTGAGAACAGGATGTTCCTTCCGCGCCATCGGAGCGGGACAGTCTCCGCGTGGTACCCGTAACAAGAATGTGCGTCCCGACTTTATCCTGATCGATGATATCGATACCGATGAGGAGTGCCGCAACAGCGAACGCATCGGGCATAAATGGAAATGGCTGGAGGCCGCACTGATTCCCGCCATGTCCGTATCGGGAAGCTACCGCATCCTTTTCAACGGCAATATCATTGCGATGGACTGCTGTATCCAAAGGGCTATCGAGAAGGCCAAAGAGCTTAAAAGCAAACACGGGATCGGGCATGTGGATATTATCAACGTCAGGGATGAGAACGGCATCTCTGTATGGCCGGCGAAGAACTCGGAGGAGGATATCGACATGTTCCTCTCGCTCATCAGTACATCAGCGGCACAGAAGGAGTTCTTCAATAATCCCGTCAGTGAAGGCAACGTATTCAAGAATATCGTATACGGTAAAGTCCCCCCGCTCAGCAAGTTCCGATACCTGGTCATCTACGGTGATCCCGCTCCGGGAGAAAGCAAGAAGAAGCAGGCTTCCTTCAAGTCCGTCTGCCTGCTGGGCAAGCTCAAAGGGACGCTTTATGTCATCAAGGCAAGGGTCTTTCGGGGAAAGAACGAGGACTTTATCGAAGCGTTCTTCGACCAGTACAGCTATGTACAGGGAAAGGCGACCGTCTACTGCTACGTGGAGAACAACAAGCTGCAGGACCCTTTCTTCCAGCAGGTCCTACGAAAACATCTGCTCAGGCTGCGCAAAAAACACGGTATTCCGCTCAACATCAAGCCCGACGAGGACCGCAAGACGGACAAGGCGACCCGTATCGAGGCGAACCTCGAACCGCTGGACAGGGAAGGGAACCTCATCTTCAATGAGCAGGAGAAGGATTCACTGGACATGAAGGAGCTTACCGACCAGTTCAAGCTGTTCGACCTGACACTTCCGTATCCGGCAGACGGACCGGACTGCGTGGAGGGCGGTAACAGGGTAATCGACATGAAGGCCGGAAGCCTGGAAAAGACAATTACGATCAGAAGGGAGAAGCTGCGTTCTCTCAACAAATACAGGAGGTAGAAAAATGGCAGAATTTATCAATCCCGAAGACTACGATGCAAGTATCCACAGGGAGATACTGGAGAGCATCATAAGAGAGGACGAAGCGGTCCTGGAAATCTGCGAGGACCAGGCCATAGAACAGATGAAATCCTATCTGGGCACACGCTATGACTGCCGGAAGATATTCTCGGCAAGGGGAAAAGAGAGAAATGCGCTCATACTCATGTTCGCCATAGACATCACCCTTTACCATGTCTGCAGCATACACAATCCGCAGAAGTTCTCCCCTTTCCGCAAGGAACGCTACGAGAGGGCCATGGAATGGCTGAAAGGAGTCAGCAGAATGGAAATCGGCATACCCGAAGCACCGGCGCTGGACAGTGAGACCGTGCAGAGGAACATGCCTACACAGATAAGAAGCAATCCCAAACGTGTAACACATCGCTAAAATGGCAAAGAGGAAGGAAATATCGATAAGCGGCAACATGCCGCTGCCGGGCAAAAGCGCACCGGGAACCATCATCATTACTGCTCCCAGGCTGTTCCATAAGGACATACAGGATTACATGCAGGCCATAAGGGGAGCCCATAACGTGGATTTCTCACAGAGGATAAAGCTCTACGACCTGTACGAGGAGATCCTCATGGACGGACATACAAGCAGCGTCATCGAAAAGAGGAAGGCTGCCGTGCAGTGCTCACAGATCGAGTTCAGACGTAATGGCGAGCCGGATGAAAGGATCAACACGCTGCTGCGGTCCCCCTGGTTCTACCGCTTCATAGGAGACCTGATAGACTCGGACTTCTGGGGATTCTCCCTGTTCTACTTCAAGAAGGACGAGAGCGGATGGCTGGACTATATCCTGGTTCCCCGCAAGAACTATGACCCGGTAAGGGGACTGGTCAAGCACCGGCAGGAGCAGACGTTCGGAGAACCGCTGGATGATTACCGTAACATGCTCTTTGTCGGAGAGAAACGCAGCCTGGGACGGCTCGCAAGGATCGCCCCCTATGTGCTGTACAAGAACAACGACATGGGTGACTGGGCGCAGTTCTGTGAGATCTTCGGAATGCCCATACGGGAATATACCTACTCTGCCGGCGATACCGAGTCGCGGAGCCAGACCGTGGAGGACATGATGGAACAGGGAGGTGCGGGAGTATACCTGCATTCCGACCAGACGAACCTCAAGCTCGTCGAGAGCGGCAGCAAGAGCGGAAGCTCCGACCTGTACAAGGCACTGTATGATACCTGCAATGATGAGATCAGCAAGATCGTGCTGGGCAATACGCTGACCACCCAGGCATCCGAGCGGGGGACGCAGGCACTGGGAAGCGTACAGGAAAAGGGAGAGAAAAAGCTCAACGAGGCGGACCGCAACCTGATCCTCAATACCCTGAATTATGACATGACCGACATATTCACCACCTTCGGATACGACACAAGAGGCGGGGAGTTCTATTATGTCAAGCCCAAGGAGACCACTGCCAGCGAGGAAATAAACATCATATCGCGTATGCGGCAGATGGGAACACCCGTATCCGATGACTATGTCTATGAGACCACCGGTATTCCCAAGCCGGACAATTACGACGAGCTCAAAGGAGAAATGTCGGACAAACAGGAAGCAATGAAGGACGGGCTTCCGCCTAAGGAACAGCCGGAAAAGAAGGAACGGAAACAGGGCAGGAAGCAGGAGGAGGGCATCATAGACCGCATCAGGAGTTTTTTCGCGCACGCCCCGAAAAGCGGGGCTTTAAAATGGTAATGGATGACCTGTACGGTCAGCGCTGCTCGCACTGTCACGGGCATCCCGTCTTCACCTCACAGGGGACGGCGGTCTCTTTCGAGTTTACCGAGGAGCTGATGGCAAGAATCCTGCGGGATATCTTCTACAAGACATTCAACGTGGAGGAAGAGATAGATGAGGACCTGTTCCTGGCAACCGTCAGAACGTTTGACCGGGCGACGGACGAAGGATTCGGCATAAGGGACAGACGTGATCCCGAACATGACTTCTATGAGCAGATACGCAGCAATAATGAGGTGTTCTCCGCCTTCCGCACACACCGGATGCAGAACGACATCGCCTCGCAGCTGCTTGACGAGAAAGGGAAGCTCAAGCCTTTCCACCGGTTCGAGGAGGATGTACAAAGGATCATCAGCACATACAATACGGCGTGGCTGGAAACGGAGTACGACACAGCCGTCATCCGTGCCCATCAGGCGGCAGACTGGAGAGTGTTCGAAAGGGACGGCGACATTCTGCCCAATCTCAGATGGATGCCGACAACCAGCACCGAGCCCGATCCCGTGCATGCCCAATTCTGGGGAATCGAATTGACGCTTCCCAAAGGACACCGCCTCTGGAAAAGCCACCGTCCCGGAGACAGATGGAACTGCAAATGCTCGCTCGAGCAGACGGACGAACCGGCGACATCCGAATACGGCATACCTCTTTCGGATTACCGGCCGTCTGCCGGACTGGACAACAATCCGGGAGAGGATGCGAAGATCTTCAGCGATACACATCCCTATATAGCCAATGCCTATCCGACAGCGGACAAGGCAGTGAAGGATTTTCTGGAAAGGAGGAAAGGATGAATGTGAATGAAGCAATCCGGGAGCTTCGCAAACGGGAGAAGCAGATAGAGAAGGCTTTCAAGGACACGCTACCCCGCAGGATCGGAGCCAAGGCGGTAAACCTTGTGAACCGGAACTTCCGCGAAGGAGGATTCTATGACGGCGGGCTGCATCCCTGGAAGAGAACCGCCAGGCAGGACACGGCAAAGGGAACCGCCGGATCTTACGGTCCGCTGCTTAGCAGACGTAACCACCTCTCACGAAGCACCGGATACGAGCATGAACCATACAAGGCTGTCATCCTCAATCCGGTCGAATATGCCGGAATACATAACGAAGGAGGCAGCTTTACCACACACCCCAGGGTGACACCCAGGATGCGAAAGATGGCCTGGAAGATGTATTTCAAGACAGCCGGTATTACCAAACGTATGGGCAGGAAGACCCGGAGGGCGAAAGCTGCCGCCGCTCCGCCTGAAGCGCTGAAATGGAAAGCGATGGCACTGACGAAAAAACAGAGGCTGGACGTTAAAGTCAACATGCCACAGCGACGTTTTATCGGACCCACTCAGGAACTTCGGGAGATGACCCGGCAGGAGGTAATAAAGGAGATTACAAACATATTAACAAAATAATGATGGAAACACTGTTTAATGACATCCAGAAGAGGATAGCCGGGAATATAGAGTGGCTGCGTGGCCAGGTAGACGAGGATTACGGCCAGCTGGATATGCTTTACCGGCAGGATGAGGATTCCGAAACATATCCGATGGTTTATCCGATGGTGCTGGTCGATACTCCCGAAGTGCAGTGGCAGACGCTGGGAGGAGTGGGCGGAATCATGCAGAAAGGAACGGTAAACGTCATCGTCAAGCTGGCCATCGACTGCTATGATGACACGCATTACACCAGCGGTACCGCTGAAAAGGCAGCCGAAAGAATGAAGCAAATGAAACAGGTGCACGCCCTGCTGCAGATGTATAAGCCCGAATGCTGCCACACACCCCTGCAAAGAAAGAGCAGCAGGTTCTACACGATGCCAAGAGGCATAAAGGTGTATGAGATGCACTATGAGACAACCGTATGGGAGAATGGATCACTCAGTAAAGAGTGAAAGCTGGGTGGCTGTCAGACGTGGCTTCTTGATGACGGGGACAGGACGGATGTTCACATCCTTGATCTTGTTGCAGTTTTCACGGATGATGGCCATGATGCGGTCTATGCTGATGAAGAACTCCCTTTCAGAAAGAATCTTAAGGGCGTCATCAAAACGAAGACGCTGGACCTCAGTCCAATAGTAATAACGACGCAGCAACGCTTCGTTACGCTTTTCGATTAGCTCCGAACTTCTACCTTTTGACATACCCTGAAAACTTCTAAACATAAAAAACTGATACCTATGC